AGCACAGTCACGAAAATATAGATCAACCACCGACGATTTTCTAATACCGGGCACTACTCAACCCTTTCCCATAAACCGGCTAGTTAATGTCATAGATGATGACAACGACATAAGCGCAGAAATGCTAATAGAATCTATTGGCCTTTCTTTGATCGTTAGCGGAGGCACTGAAACTTCTTTTTCACTGGTTGAAAGAGATGCTTACACCTTGAAACTCGAAGAGCCTATCACTCAAAAAACCAGCAATTTACTAGGGTTTAACTTATGAGTCTTAGAGCAAAATTAGCCAAGCTACTTTTAAACACTAACGATACTGAGAAATTCCCACAGGCTCAGATCGAATACCTTTCAAAAACTGGTGATTGTGTTCTCGCTATTCCTTACGGGGTCAATGCTAGAGCAATATCAGGTGACACGCTTTGTTTAATTATCGATGCAATGGGCTATGAAGAATCGAGAATAGCCTTCCCTTTATCAACCACAAACCGGTTGAAAGGCTTTAAAGACGGTGAATCAGCCTTGGTTAATGAGAAAACAGGCGCTTTCATTAAGCATACTGAAGATGGAAATCTGGAAATATCAATACCTGAAGACGTTATTAAGGTTTGCAAAAACATTACGATCAGCGCAGACGGAGATTACAATTTAAACGTAACTGGAAACGCCACGATTGTAGTCGATGGCACTGCCACAATTGAATCAACAAATGCCATTGTTAAGGCGAATCGTGTAGACTTAGGCGATATTGGCGGCAAGAAAGTCGCTAGAATAGGCGATGCCGTTGCTGGCGGTGTTATAACGGGCGGAAGTGATACAGTTTTTGCGGTTGATTAGATGAAATTTAACGACATTTTGCTTGAAATTGACGAAGAAACCTGTCTTTATGATTTGCTTATAGAGCAAGATGGCGATTTTAAAAAAACAAACTCATTCATCACCGCGCTTATACTCTCTTTTTTCTGCGAGCGTAGGGCTTCCGTTTCTGAAATTCCAGAAGTCTACCGCCGCCGGGGCTGGATCGGAAACATCAATAGACTGGTAGAATACGGCTCTAAACTTTGGCTCCTAGAGCAGCAAAGGCTGACAAACGAAACTGTAAACAAGGCTAGAACATACATTGAGCAAGCTTTAGAATGGCTTGTCGAATTTGACTACTTATCTCAAGTCACTGTTACAGCGTCAAAAGATATTGACGTGATAAGAGAAAATTTTGTAGCTAGTGATTGCATCGGTGTGAATTTAGAGCGTGACCTAGAAAATCAAGCTTTAATTGCTCAAATAGTTTTAACCATCGGTGGCAGTGAAGAGCTGAGAAGAAACATAATACTATGGCAAAATACTAGGGCGGCATAATGGCAGGCTTAAACATACCAGACGACGCAAAGGAGCTTGAAGATAAATCACTTGTAGATCTTGCGCGAGAGCTACCGACTACAGCAAACCCGTTTCTTGAAGAGTCTTGGATGGGGGCGCAAGGCATAGCAAACGCAAGGCGAGTATTTGACTTTTACATTCAGCTGAGAATTTTAGAAAAAGAAGCCATTCCCATAACAGCCGATGAAAAGCTTGAGCTTTGGGCTTCGTATTGGAAAATTACTAGAAACCCAGCAACACAATCACAGGGAAACGTAATTGCCACAGGCTTAGCTGGTTCCCTTATAGCTTCTGGAACGCTTTTGCAGTCTACAGACGGTAACGCCTATTCCGTAGAAAACGACGCTACTATTTCATTGAATCCGCTGCAAGTTTCTTCTCTGACTTCCGTTGGCGTTATTGCTGATTGTGTTTTGTCAGGAGATAACCCGATGTTTTCAGGTCAATCCGTCACTTTATCAGGAGCAGACCAGACCCAATATAACGGAACTTTTGAAATAACGGTAACCGGCGCCAATCAGTTCACTTTTGAACTACCTGAGCCTACTATTTCACCGGCAACGGGTTCTATAATTGCTGAATTTACCAGTGCTGTTGTTTCCGTCAAATCTACAGGCTTTGGTCAAATACAAAACTTAATACCAAATACTAGGTTAAGTTTTCAGACACCGATACCAAACGTGGATAATGGGGCTTTTGTTGATCAGGGCGCGGTAGGGGGTGGCTCTGATGTGGAAAGCACAGAAGACCTAAGAGCTAGGCTTTTAGACAGGGTTCAAAATCCCGTCGCTAACTTCAACGCCGCAGCCATAATTTCACAAGCCAAAACAGTTTCAGGGGTAACCGATGTTTTTGTTTTTGAAATAACCCCGGAGGTCGGTGATGTAACAATCTATTTCGTGAGAGGTAACGACGATTCGCCGATACCTGATGCTTCAGAGATACCGCCTGTAAAGGATGCGATTCTAGAAATAAAGCCAGCACATACAGACCCCGACGGTGTAATTGTATTGGCGCCAAACGGGATAGACACGCAGTTTAACTTTTCTTCTATTAGCCCCAATGATTCAGAGACTCAAGAAAGAGTCAGAGCTAGTTTAGATGCCCTATTCAGAGATGAGGCGGTTGTTTCTGGCTTTCAGGGCGCACCAGCATCAGTTACTCAAAAACAATACGAAGCGGCTATTGTCAACGCTGGAGTCGATGATTTCACGCTTACTTCACCATCGGGAGACATTGGCTCGATTGATGGCGACTATGGCGTATTTACAGGCGCGGATTTCCCATAATGCAAGAATACGGCTTATTTGAATGCCATGACGTAACAGAACACGCTCAGGCAATAGCTAAGTTTTTACCCGGTGGCAGGGCTTTTGAGGCCGCCGCAATCCCTGATACCGTCTACAATATGTTTTTGCGCGGCATTGGTTCAATCAATAAGCAGGCGGAAGACTTTATTAAGCTATTCGATACTGAGCTTGACATAAACACCACTACCGCATTTCTTGAAGCTTGGGAAAATACTTTAGGAATTCCAGACGAATGCTTTGACACCAATACCGATATTCAAACCAGAAGACAGCAAGTTTTAATTAAACTGGCCTCTCTTGGTGTACAGACAGAGCAGGATTTTATAGACTTAGCAAGGCTGTATGGAATAGAAATAACAATTTTAACAGGGTCGGAAGCTGGCAGATTTCCTTTTACTTTCCCTGTCATTTTGTTTGATACAAGCAAAGAGGCTAAGTTTACTATGCTCGTGGTCTACGAGGTGGCTCAAGCCTTCACTTTTACTTATAATTTCCCTGTAATTTTCGGGGATTCTGCCATACCGATTTTAGAGTGCTTGTTTAGAAAATTAGCGCCTGCAAACGTAAATGTTATATTTAAGCAGGTTGAAGAAATAGACCCGTTACTAGACAGATCATTTAATAACGGTTTTTCAGATGGTTTTAGTTAAGAGGCTAGAAAAATGCAAGATTTAAACGATAAAGTAACCGGCTCTTCATTGGCGGCTTCTGAATGGAACCAAGTGCCTTCAGAGCTGCAAAACGTAATAACAGCTTTGAATCAGTCTTTGACAGCTGCAGACCTAAACCAGCTTGGAAAAGCGATTGCCGGTTATTCGGGAAGCGGTAACGCTTTTGTGGATGGCGGAACGGCAAACGCCATTGTTTTATCGCCAGTTACAGGATTGCAAGCGCCACCGCAATACACTAATTTGCAAGCAGTAAGATTCATTAAAAATGGCACAAACACTGGAGCCGTAACAGTTAATGTCGCAGGCTTGGGAGTATTGAATGTTTTAGATCAATTTGGCGCAGCATTAGCAAGTGGCGACCTTCAAAACGGTAGCAGATACACCATTGAATACTCTTTAACAATCGATGGCGGAAGCCCTGGATTCGTTTTAGAGAAGGCCAGCGGATTAGCTAATGACTTGCCTCGCGGATACCTAGACGGCTTTATTTTGTCAAACAATACAATTGATTCATCTAATGACATTGATATTGCAGCAGGATCGGCAAAAGATTCAACAAATAGTGCAGATTTAAATTTATCAAGCGCATTAGGAAAGCAAATTGACGTTGCGTGGGCTGAAGGTGGTACGCCCGGCGCGCCTTCTGGTGGTTTTCCCTCTTTATTAACTGGCGGTTCCCCTGTGAACGACACTTGGTACAGAGTTTTTGTCATTTTAAAGAATACCGGCCAAGTCGATGCGGGTTTTGATACTTCTGCAAACGCAGTTAATTTATTGGCTGACGCTACTGACTACTCTGAATTTAGACAAGTAGGATGGATACGATACGGAACGGCTCAGATTGAGCCTTTTTTCCAAGATGGCGATAGGTTTAGGTGGGTTACTGCTTTTGTTGATTTTAACGCTTCAAACCCGGGTACTTCGGTAATACCAGTTACAGGAACTGTCCCGCCTAATACTATAGGGAATTTTTACTTTAATTGTTCTGATGAAGCAGCTACGGGTGGAACCGGTTATTTTATAAGAGCTAATGATGAAACAATACTCTCCGGAGTGTCTGACCTTGCAACTCAAGGCGGATCAGAAGGCGCTCAATTAATAAAAAATGTTAATGTAGACGCTTCTAGTGGCCTCCAAATAAGATCTACTAGAACTAATGCAACCTTGGCAATGACAGTAGCTGCGCGTGGATGGATAGATCTAAGGGGCAAAGCTTAATGTTCGACTTTGGGGAAGGTTGATCGAAACTTACCCTCTCGACCCTTCCCCTTTGTCGGACTCCAATTCTTTGACTTTGAGCCTGTATTCCTCATAAATTTCTTTTAATTCGTCAATAGTCCAATTTTTTATTGGATGTTCTTTTTCTAGCCATTCAACATTTTTAAAGCCTATTTTTTCAATCAGATTTATTCTGTAAGATTTTCCAACTGTTTCGCCTTTTTTTGCGTACTTTGCGCTTCCACCGTTGCAAACTTTACATTGCTTGTGCGCGTTTAGTGGATTGAATCTAAGCTGATGCTGAGCGCCACAGCTTCTGTAATGCCCACAATCCCAAGCACCGCCGAAAACATACTCAACCTCATTTCTACCGCAAGATATACAAGGCTCGTTTTTATCCCTTAATCTAATGTATTTATTGAATACAGTTTGAGTTTTCTTTATCCAAAAATTACGGTCAGAGTCACTCAATTCCTTTCTCATTTCCCTCACACGTTTTTTTCTATTTTTTTCGGTTGTTTCACGTGAATCTTTAATGGCGCACTCTACCGAGCACACCTTTTGAAGAGATTGAAATGGTTTAAATTCTTTTCCGCATTGCCTGCATTTTTTTGGTTTGTAGTCTTTTTTACTGCTTTTCATTGCTAGGTTATATTGCCAGCCCGTCTATTTGCGTTTTGAGTTTGCCAAACTGAAATCATTAGCTCAGCTGTTTTTCTTTTGGCTTCCATCACTTCTTTGTCAATGCAGTCGCCTTGATGCTCATTTATTAATTTAATGTACTCAGGGCTTGCCTCAGCTTCTATTTTAGCTTGTGCGGCGCTAGATTTAGAGGTTATAGCTATCGATGCCAAAGTGGCCTTTATACGGTGCTTTGTGCCTTCTATGCGCCCTTTGAGAGTGCCATAGGGTTCGTCAGTTTCAGCTCTGTAAATTAAAGCTTTGTGAACTTCTTCATCTTTAACGATTGTCGTATCCATTTTGATCCCCTTTAATTAAAAAACTGTATCAGCTGAATAAACTGACTTTAGAATAATACATTGCTGCTTTTGTACATCGCACAAAATGACGTGTTCGGTCTTATCGTCTTCACAGTGGCGATAAATCCAATCGATAGAAGTTCCGAAAAGCTCCGCAAACTTTCTTTTTGCCTGCCCTGATTTACGGCTTTTTGATCCCTCAATAGGTTTTTCGAGTCTTGTTAAAAACTCAGGTATTGAATAAAGCATATTTTCCTCTCTTTTGGCTAGTATAAGAAATTCTTATATAAAAGAAAAGTAATTATTTATTTTTTTCTGATATACTCAAATTCATAATAATAAATTTTGATTTCCCGCTATATCCCCAGTAGCGGTTTTTTTTCCTAAAATAAAATAATTTCTTGACGGTAAGAATAATTATAAGTAAAATACCATTCCATTCAATCAAAAAGGAGACGCAAATGAATCAAGTAGTTCAAATAAACCCGACAGAAGTTATAACCGCCTGTGAAGAGAACTTCACCAAGGTAAATTCTTTTAAATTGGATTTTAAAAAGGAAGCTCTATTTGCTAGGCAGGCACTCACTAAAAACGATCGCTTGTTTAAAACCGCTAATGCAAATCCTAATAGCCTAAAAAATGCTATTTTGAACGTTTCTGCTATTGGTATTTCACTAAACCCCTCCCTAAATGATGCGTATTTAGTCCCTCGTGGAAATTCGGTTTGTTTAGATATTAGCTATAAGGGCTTGATCAAGGTGGCTACCGAGTCAGGCGCTATCAAGTGGTGCAAGGCTGATATTGTCTACGACACAGATAGTTTTGTTTACAAAGGTGTTGCCACAATGCCAGATCATAACTGCGACCCTTTCACAAAAGACCGAGGCTCAATCAAAGGGGTTTACTGTATAGCCAAAACCCAAGACGATGACATTTTGGTTGAGGTTATGACTTTAGATGATATTCAGGCAATTAAAAACGCCTCACCTTCTGCTACTAGCGCATCTAGCCCGTGGAATAAATTTGAAGGCGAAATGTGCAAAAAGGCTTGCATTAAGCGGGCTTCCAAAACATGGCCTAGAGTTGAGGTAGACGATAGGCTAAGGGAAGCGATAGATATGCTAAACGAATCCGAGGGATACGAGTTTGGTTCTGATACAAATTCCGCTACATTCACACCAGATGAAAGGCTTTTGGCTTTAGCGGCTCCCAAGGCAACACAATTGCTCCAGTACATCGAAACTAAAGATTATTGGAACTTTGGCACTACTTACACAATCCTTCCTGATAAAGAAAAAGAAACGCTTAATATCGCAAAATCAAAAGGCGGCTTTTTTAGCATGAAGGATAAGCAGGATATTTCTGACCTATTAAGGCAGTTTTATACTGAGAAAAACCAGATAGAAGAAAATCTAACAGATAGCTTTAGCGCACTTTCTGAGGCGTTTTTAGAAGGTGATGAATTGAGAATTCAAGAGATAGTCACAGAGCTAGACGAAAAAGAGATTTTCGTGGCTTTGAACTCTGATAATTTCGATGATTCGCAGCGCGTAGTTATTGAGGATTACGCACAGTAAATTTTATGGGGCTTCGTAACTTTACAGCGTTTCGCTGTTCCGAGAGGGTTACAAAATGAAGCCCCGCCTTATTTTTTGAATAATTAATCTTTATGGATTATACTTTTTTAAGGTGGTTGAGAAAGGGGATAAGCTCCCGTTCTTTGCTACTGACCGGCCAACCACCAATTTTTTCAAGGTCAGAAAACAAAAAAAGGTCAGACTATGCACTATTACAATTGGAACATCTCCGACTATTCTAGTCACACATCCCATCTAACAGAAATGGAAGACTTAGCTTACAGGCGAATGCTTGACTGGCTCTATTTACATGAAATTCCATTACCTAAAGAAGTAAAAGAAATTGCAAGAGTTATACGTATGCGAGAGCATTGCGAATGCATTGCAAACGTATTGCTAGAGTTTTTTACTGAGCATAGCGACGGCTACACTCACAAGAGATTTGAAAAGGAACTAGATGCTTACAGAGCTAAAAGCGAGAGAGCTAAAAAGTCAGCTCAGGCAAGATGGTCTAAAAATAAAGGATTAACTGATGCGAACGCATTGCAATCGGATTGCGAACGCAATGCTAAACAAGAAACAATAAACAATAAACAAGAACCAATAAACAACTCTACAAGCGATCAAAGATCGCTAAGTGTTGTTAAAAAAATTCCGAAAAAAAGTAAAAATTTGGTTTTAAAAGATTTCACTGACGCGGGTATTAATCAAGAAATAGCTGAAGACTTTATTCAACACAGGAAAAACTTGAAAGCTCCAGTTACCCGCACTGCAATGAAAGCAATTTGTACCGAGGCAAACAAAGCAAACCTTCCCATTGAAACCGTTCTGGCTGAAATTCAGAATAGGGGGTGGCGTGGATTCAAAGCAGAATGGCTTCAAGAAAACGAAAGAAAGTGTTTTGCTCAAATAAACGATGAATACCAGAAAGAAAAAGCTAAGGAGCGTTACGCTACCCTCTTAAGCGCCACTGAAGAAGAGTTAAGGGAGTGGGGTCTACAATGAAAGAAAATCGCAAAGTAACCATGTTTTTTGAGCTTCTTAAGGGAATCTATGGCTTTCAAGCTATCGAAAGGCAATGGCCTGCACCAGAAGACATCCAGCTTAGAAATAAGCTATGGGAGCAGGAAATTACTAAATACACACCAGAAGAGCTAAAAGCTGCTATAAAGAACGCACAGAAGCAGATGGAAAATCAAGTTAAAGAGTTTTTATGGCCTAACGTCGGTTTAATTCTATCAGGGGCAAAAAGGCATTCATGCGCAGCCCACAAGCAGTTTCTACCACCCCCTAAAGAAACTAAGGAGCAAAGGAAAGAACGCATTGAATACGGTAAGAACCAGATTAAAAAACTAAGGGATATTTTCTAATGAATGTTTATTGTTTCAGCTGCAAAAATAAAATTGAAATGAAGCCGGTTAAAATAAAAAGGCAAAAGGTAATTGTCAGCTATATGGATCACACCGGGCTTGGTTATTATCTAGGCTCAAATCATCTAAAAACAAAAGAAATGCCAAGCAGCTATCATGATGACATTTCTTGGGCTAGGGATTTGATATAATTTCTTGCAATTAATAATAAATTTTCTTACAATCATGAAAACCAACGCAAAAAGGAGACGCAAATGGAACAACTAGCATTGACAAGATTTGAAAACGCACACATCACTCTTTATTGCTGGCAGCAAATTAGCGACGAAGAGAAAAAAGATTACATACGCCAAACAGGTCTAGTTTTGGGGATGGATCTTGCCGATATAATTTTAGTTGAAAATAATATAAAAGTTTTTGATGGCTTTATCGAGAGGGCGCACAGGGTAGTAAATCAGGGAAGAGAGAGATTTAGCCCTAGAACAATAGTTGAGGTTATGCGCTGGAATACCCAAATTGAAGACAACGACAGAACATTTAAAATTACAAACAACATAGTTCGGCCAATGTCTCACATTGCAATGGAGATTTTCCCTGCATTAAACAATTTATTTGCAAAGCACTCAAAATGAAGCCAATAGATTTTAAAGAAAAAAACAAAGAAACGCTTTTTGAAAAAGAAAATGTACCCTACTGGACAGACGAAGAAGGAACCTATGTAACGTGCTGGAAGTGTGGGCTATTAGATAGATTGAAAATACTATTCACTGGTAAAATCTGGCTTGGCGTTTATTCAGATAGAGAGATTCCAGCATCATGGATAGATCCAAACAAACCATTTGACAAAGAAACGGAGAAATAAATGCTAAAAATTTCACTAAGAGAAGATTCTAGCGAGGCTTTTTACATGCTGGACGATAAAGGAAACCCACTTGCAAAGGTTCAGCTATTAGAAAAGCGTGGAAACCAGCAAGGAATCGGCATAACAGCGCTCAAGCAGATAAAAATACTTAGGAACAAGCAGCACTTAATCGACTCTAATTCTCAAAAGTCTTATGACCAAATTCTAAAAGGTTAAACTTTTTATTTCTGCAGAGAATATGTAATATGGCTACACCTAGAACCTCAAGAAATATCACGATGGAAGATCAAGCAGAGAGAGTTGCAAGTCTAGAGACAGCACAGCATAACTTACACCAAGACGTAACAAGGCTGGCTGATTCCGTTGGAAATTTAACAAGGGACTTTAGAAGTACCATGGAAGGAATACAAAAGCAGATAACGGAACAAAACAAAACCGCATGGCCTGTAGTTTTGCAGGGTTTGGCTATACTTTTAGTGGTTGCTGGTTTTGTTGGATCGTTTTATGTGCGAGACTTAGGCAAAGTAGAAAAGCAGACAGAAGCCCAAGGGATAGCACTTCTAACGCATTTTGAGAAGCAAAATCAGAAGCAAATGGAAACAATGGAAAGGCTGCACAGAATTGAACTAGAAATCGCGAGAGAAAAAAATGATTAATTTATTAGTGATCCATTGCTCAGCAACTAGACCCGATCAAAACGTAACCACTGAGGACATTAGATCTTGGCATAAAAACCAAGGGTGGTCAGATATTGGCTATAATTACGTTATTGAGAGAAACGGGCTTGTATACAACGGCAGAGACCTAGACGGAGACGGTGACGTTGAAGATGAAATGGGCGCACACGCTAAAGGATTCAATCGAGGTTCGCTATCTATTTGCATGGTCGGGGGAATAGATAAAGACGGTAACCCAGAGGCAAACTTTACCGGCAAACAATGGCTTCAGCTTTATCACTTAAAAAAGGATATTTGCGAAAGGCACGGGCTAGATGACTCTCAAGTTAAGGGTCATAACGAATTGCCCGGTGTTAAAAAGGCTTGTCCATCATTTTCTGTAGCTGCTTGGCTGGGCTAATCAATGGCTGATCCAATATCTATAGGAATAGCACTTGCTAAGTTTGTGCCTGATGTAGTTGGGTGGCTTGCTGGAGAAAAGAAAAAAGAAGCTGCTGAAACCCTTTTAGATATAGCTGAGGGTCTTACCGGGAAAAAGAAAGATGATGCTCTGAAAGCAATCGAAAATGATCCTAATCTGGCTTTGCAGTATAAAAAAGCGGTGATGTCCGACAAGCACAAACTTGATGAAATGTTCCTAGAGGATCGTCAGAATGCCCGTGATATGAGCGTTAAATCTGACAAAATGGCTGATCTTGCAAATGATGTTGCTAAGCGCATAATGAAAACTAACCTCCCTTTTGTTTTTCTGCTTATTCTTGCTCAATGCCTTGTGATGGTTTTTGTACCAGATAAAACAATTGTGGCTCTGGCTTCGAATGCCATAGGATTTGTTCTAAACGCCCTGCTAAATGAGCGTCAGGCTGTTGTCGGTTTTCTATTTGGCTCAAGCATGGGGTCAAAATTAAAGACTATAATTGAAAAAAATAAATAATTATCTGAATATAAAGTTAATTCTTAAAAGAAATAAAATAAATTCTTGCAATAAAGAATAAAAGGATTATAATTTATGAAATTCAGCTAAACGGAGACGCAAAATGGCTTTAAGTCAACAAATCATAGAAGAAAATCAATTCAACGCAAAACACCCGGTAGGAACTGAGGTTATCTACTTCCCAAACGGTGATTGCTTGCCAATAGTAACCACAAAAACCAACGGAAAGGCTTTTTACTCACCGTCTAAAAACTGCGTTATGGTCGGTCTAGAATGCCTTGAGGGGCTTAATTCTGATTTTCTTTACGCACCTATTCACAAAATAGAAACATGCTCACAAGATCAGTTCGACGATATTGTCAAAATCTTGGATAGGAATTAATCATGGGATTAATTCTGTGTTTTATTTACCTAGTGATTTCATGGCTACTATTCACAGCATTCTATGCTTTCATTGGTGAAGGTAAAGATTCAGACGAAATGTTTATGTTAGGCATGATTTCTGCCTTTTGGCCTATTTCGCTTTTGTGGGGTGTTCTTCTGATAATTGACACCCTGCTAAAAAAAGCTGCTAATTGGCTAGAAGAGAGGGGTTATTAAGAATCTATTGCTTTGCAAGGGGTGAAGCAAAGATAACAACAGGAGAAAAAAATGAGTGAATTTACTATAGCGGTTAAAGTCGATGGCGAGTTTATTATTTGCGATCCAGAGCATTACTTGATTAATACTGGCGAGCCGGACAAATTAGAACCTATGGATTTATTCAAGTGCGGTGAGATTCTAGGCATGCCCTTTGATGTCCGAGCTGGTGCGGTATCGACTTTGATTCAAAAAGTACCAGTTTCAGAGGCGGCAAACCTAAAAAACACCCTACAAGACAAAGGTTATCGAGTTATCAATTTGCTTGAGGGTTAATCCTAGCCCCTTAATTGGGGCTTTTTTATCTTGATTATTTTCTTGCCAGTAAGAATAAAAGGTGTATAATCAGATAATGTTTAACAGACAAGGTGAATGAATGATGAGCGACTGTAACCACAAAAACATAACTCCTCTTTATGAATTTGTTAAGTGTAATGATTGTGGGTCTATAAAGACAGATTCGCATAGAAGCTGGGGAGTTGCAAAAAATACATGGTTTGAATCTTTGGAACACGCAGAGTTTTATAAGAAAAACGGTTTTTTGCCAAAAGCGTTAAAAGATAAGGTGAATGAATGATGAGTACGCATTATATAAATCGCTCTAATGACGAAGATATTATTGATATTTTACGAAGTGTTTTAGACAACGGCTCAGGAAAAGCTGAGACATTTAATGAGCATTTATTGATTAAGTTAATGCAAATTAGAAATACGCCAATAAAAAATTTGGAATTTAATCAAGAGCGTGTTGATAACATTTATCAACAGTGGATTGAAGAAAGCTGATTAACAGATAAGGTGAATGATTATGAATGATATATGTCAATGGTGCGTTACAACTTCTTCACAGATTGACTCGATAGAGTACGAGCTAGAAGAAGCACAGAACAGAATCAAAGAGCTAGAAGCAGAGCTTAAGAAGCACAAAGAGCCAGTAGAGGAAATACCTCAGTTCAAGGGTACTTTAGACGATTTGAGCTTGTTAGATATTAAGATTTAACCCTAAGCTTATTTGTTGTGAGCTTGCGAACAATCAATTACAGCGCCTTGTTAGGCGCGGGAGGATAGAATGATTTCTGACAAACAGAGAAAGCGTTTAGAGATGCTGAGAAGTTTTACTGACAATTTTTCCGGCATGTACCCTGGGGATTATTTTGATTCAGCAAGATCTCAGTATCAAAAACTGATTAATGCAGGACTTGCCGAAATGTATTATCCGCACAACCCTGTACATAGTGACAGAGTGATTATTACCGAGAAGGGGCGAGAGGCTTTAAGCGCATAACAGGTATTAAACCGACATCTTGCCTGTTCGGTTCTAATCAGTGTTATAGTTGATTCATGGCAGAAAATACTCAAAATTATTTGATGATAGCAGCGGCTAGCGCCTTTGTTGGTGGTGGCGGCACTCATCTTGCTACTTCTGATCAGCAAGTCAATTCTGTCACTATTCAAGACTGTAGGCCATTCAGCCAGCATGCAAGAGAGCATGAGCAGCAAAATTGCAAAAACATGATCAACTCTTTGAGAATAGATTGTGAAATTAAAAAATAGCATTGTGATTGGAGTTGATCCGGATTGTTTGAAGTCCGGCTTTGCTGTCTATGAAAATGGGGTTCTTGTCAGGTTGAAAAAGCTCACTTTTGATGAGCTGCTTGACTGCTTAAAAAAACGGCCTTTTGATGATGCTGTCTTTGTTGTTGAGGATGCCAACTTGATTGCTGGCATGTATAAGCAAAACCAATATAAAAACCCAAAATATCAGGCCAAAGTTGCTCAGGATGTTGGCCGAGTGAAGATGCTCTCAACTTGTATCATTGCTGCCATCAGGCATTATGGCTACAAGGTCAAGGGAGTCAGGGCTCAAGGCGGCAATTGGGCAAAGGCAAAAAATAAGAATCAATTCAAACTTGCAACAGGATGGACAAAGAGATCTTGTGAAGAAACTCGATCAGCTGCATTCTTTGGCTTCATCTATCAAGACAGGCTTGATGATGCGGCTTGAGCTGCTATCATTGACAAAATACTCAGAGATCCTGAATCATGGCCATTGAGCAAATTTTCCTGACTTCCCGGCTTGCCTTCAACGGAATTCCACTTCCAACAGATGCGTTGTTCTTTTCTCCTTTTGCTGAATCGCAATCAACACTTGAAGTGATCAACAAGCTTCAGAGCTATTATGACCCTATTGGAGCTGGAGCTGGAGCTCCTGTTATCAATCAAAATGGTTTTTTTAGCGGCGTTGGAGAGATAATTTCAATACCAACATCAGACTCATTCATTGATCTTGATCATGGTTTTGAAGGAAATTCCGGCACAATCTCAACAGTTGGCACAAAGTTTGAAAACAATGGCGCCGGTCTTGTCGGTTCATATTTCATCCGATCTGGCCAAATCATTGCCAACATCACTGCAGCTGATGCAGTTTCAATCACTGTTGATGCGCCGGTCTTGGCAAGTGATCTATTGGATATGAGTGCAGCTGCTGCAGATCCAGGCGCTCAAAAACTCTACCGGAGAGACATTGGAGATGAGCTATTTGTGAATGGCTATTCATTCACTCGATCAAGCTATGTGACAATACCTGAAATAAGTTTTCCAGGTGATTTTGGCGGCTCTGCTGAAGTCAATCGAAGAGATGTTGGTGTCAGCATGACCGTGATTGGCCATTCAACCGGCTCTGATCGGATTTATGTTGGGCCATCTGGGCAAATATTTGCAAACATTAACGGCTCAATTGTTGCCTCCTCTGGCAATGTGATTGATCCGTCAGTTGATTATGAGTTGGACTGGTCAAGAACTGCGTCAACTTTTGTGCTCAATGCAAATGGTGTTGAGGTCATCAATGACACTGTGAACACGGGCTCTGTTGCCTTTGATCGGATTTCTCGATCTGCAACCGATTCGGACTCATTCAGAGGCAGAATTTCTGAAGTTAAATTCTTGAACGGCGTCACACTTTCAAGAAATTATCCCATCAAAGATGGTGCAGGAACAGGATCAATCATTGATGTTGTTGGTGGTCAAGATGGATCTCAGGTCAGTTTCTATGCTGGAAGCTGGATTGATAATTGGAATGATCAGCCTGTGATTAATTTTTACAGAGAGATAAAATTCCAAGTTACTTCTTCAGGTGCCTTAGATAGCATTACAGCTGGAGCTTTTGGCAAAAATATTCTGACTCCAGATGATGAGCTGTTTTTTGTTCAAGGCTCTATAGATGCAGGGTTTAAATCAGGATATAGGATCACAAATGATTCTATTGATTATGGAATCACTCTGAGCTTTGGTGATGTTACTTATGGCGAATTGATAACAGTGAAAATATTTGTTTCTGAAGCTGATGGAATTTTTGGTCTTCTTGAAAGAGATGGAAAGCTTCCTGTATCTGATCAAATTTCAGCATCGGCTGAGATGCCAAATGCAAATCAAGAGCTTTCAGGGTTAATACTCGCTGATGATTCCGGATCAATGACAATTCAGAGCAATGCTATTGGAGGTTTTAATCCATGAAGGCAAGATTCATGCTTTTTGTTCCTAATGTGACAGATGTTGCAATGTGCCTCTGTCATAACGATACAGAAAAAAAGTTTCATGAGATGGAGAATGGGCTTGTTGTCTATAAAAATCTATATTGTACAAACATGCAGATCATTGAAAATGATGGCAAAGCCCTGGCGATTATATCAACCGATTTGAAGCAGGGTGAAATAATGGTCCAGAAGTTGAAGGATGAAGGATCAGTTATTCCTCTTGGGTGTGAAGATGGTGTGAATCGTTGTCATAGAGAAAGACCATCAATGTGCTTCACTGAATCAGACTGGGGCTACATTGAGCAGATCATACCTCATGTGGATCGATCCAACTTTATTGGAGATATTAAAAAATGAACTTGAGTGTCGGAGATTTCGGGCAGCAGCTTGTTGTCTCAACAATTGGAAACATTTCTCAAATCCAAGACCTGAAGCTTATTTTCACCAAGCCAGATGGCACAACTGTTGAAAAGACTCAGGCTGATGGTGTTGCTGTTGGTCAAGTGGACATTGTTGATGATTGCGGAAACTTCCTGATTGCTGGCACATATCTCACCTATACCATTGAAGACGGCCTTCTTGATGCTTCTGGTCGCTGGAAGGTCAGAGCTGTCATTTCGGCACCATTCATCCAAGAAACAGGATCTGAGGATCTGCTTGTTGTTTCATCCTGATGAATCTGATGATCTGGATGATCTTTATGAGATCTGCAAAGAATCCGGCAAATACTGTCCAATATGCCAGAGAATTATCTATCCAATAAAAGTCAATGATGATCTCATTTGGGTGCATGATGAAATTGATCATTCTGATGAAGACCTTGCAGCATGGGACATCGGTCTGCAATAATGTGATTTGAGTGCAATCAATAGATCATTGATGCTGGTGGCAGAAGGTGACTCTCATGGCTGGTGGCCGTCCTACAAGATATAGAAAAGAATTC